AGCATTGTCAGCTGTTGTTACGCCTTGGACTAAATCATGAGAGTCGCCAACGGATGGCGTGTACGTCATGGTAACTTGGTTGATTGCACCAACAGTCGATTTGACCGTCATCGTTCCAGAGATAAATCCGCCAGCAATAAGTCCCGGGCTATGTTCTAGTCGCTGTTGTAATTTAATTGTAGACACACTCGTGCTTGCAATTTGCAAAGCGTAAGGAGGATTGCCTACATCATTGGCAGCGTTTCCAGCAATTGGAACTTGCGATACAGTAACAGAGCCAGCTCCTGTACCTGTGGTTACAATGTCCCAACCCGGAGCTATATTTAACGTTGAACCTGGAGATGCGGTTACAAAAGTTTCGCCTACTGATGCGTCAAATAAAACCTCGGAGAATGCAGGATTTGTCAGTAGATTAGTTGCTGCTACACTTCCATTGTCAGCGGGGATTGAAGTAGATGAAATATTTGGTAGTAAGTCGCGCGTGAACTGAAGAACGTCACCTGACGAGTAAACGGAAATATAATAAAGCTCTATGCCTCCATCAGAATTTGTAGGTGTGCCTTGGAAGGGCCAGCCATAAACAAGGATGTCAGCGCCGTTACTGTCACCATACGTGCCAATTGACGTCAATGTAACAACAGAACCTAGGTTCGTGTACACAACTTCATTTGATGGATTAAGACTTAATTGATAGACATCTTTGGGGATAGAGCGTGCAGAATCAGAATAGAACTCTACGTAACCACCAGATAACGGGCCGCCTGTTGTCTTGTCTACAAAATAACTTTGTAAGTTAGGAAATAGCACATAATCTGTGTTTAATTCTGGCACGTAACTTATCCTTCATAGCTATGCATTTTGGATAAGTTTACGCCTGTTTGTGCAGATCGGCAAGGGTGGTTTGTTTAATGATTTTTACCAGCAATCCAACCTTTCATAAATGTAAATTCAGTATTTATGTTTTCAACGCGCTTAACAATTTCTTCAATAACTTGATCACGTTTATCAAATTGTCTTTCAACTCTTAATTCATGTTCAGCAAATGATTTTGCTTGCGCGTCAAACAAAGCTTTATACTTGCCAAGTACAAAAATAAATCCAGCAAGCCCAACTATCCATCCATAATTTTCTTTAATAAAATCTAAAATTAATAACATTTTTACTAACTCCACAATCAATACAAATTAATTATATCGTATTACATATTGTAATGGAATGGAATACATGCAATAATATCCCCACTGAGTTTAATTTATAAACATGTGGGGATATTATGCTGGTTGATTTAATTATATTTTTTGGTATTGTTTACTGGGTAAAACTGCGTCAGACAGACCGCGACTATTATTGACCAAAAACTTTTTTCAATTCCTTGTAGTAAGGAAGTTGCGTGCTAGCAGCCAATCCTGCCGCACCAATTATATAAGGTCTCAATTTCATATATTGTCTATACCGGTTCATTCCATGACTCATTAATTTTTGTAAATCATCGTGTCCTTCTTCCGCTATTCGGCTTTTCATGTGCTTTAATAATGACTGCCTTGTTTCGCCAATATCCTTGCCAAACTCTCTTTCTGAAAAAAAAGGATTTAACTTGTGTCCTCTTTCTAGTCTGCCGAGGTCGGATTGCAGCTTAAATAAGCTTTCATAATCACCTTGCTTGGCTTTTTCTAAAAACCTTTTATTGGCCGCCGTGCTTCTCAAATAATTATGATCTTCAATGTCGCGCAATACATCTTCAGGTAGACCAATATTCCCCATTCCTCTTTCTTTGAGCTGGTCTCTGACTTTATTTAAGGCTCGCCCACCAGCCCCAGGTCTAATTGGTAAATCAGCTAGACCTTGCATTAATTTTCCAACAAAAGGAGCTGAAGCTATGCCAGCAGGAACGCCCCTGATAAGCGCGTCACCCGCCTGATTTCCTTCTACTCCTAACGCTTCAGCATAATTGTATTCTTTTGGGAGGACGCTTTCGGGAAGCCTAAAGGAAGGTGACCGCTGTGAAACCAATTCTTTTTTAGCTAAGTAATCTCGGATATTTCCGGGCGCGCTAAGCACTCCATGGCCGAGTTCGCCAAAACCAGCTCCCAAGTTCTGCGCCGCACGCTTAGGATTGGTAGCTAGTTGATTTACAGCGCCATAAGCTTCCCCGGGTAACGCCATTAGTCCGGCTGGAATTCCATAGACAGATTGCAACATTTTTCCTAATGCGTCCGTAGCAACTCCGCCAAGCCCTTTAGATTCTTGGGGTTGATATGTTGGCTCATCTTCATATTTTGACCAATCAAAAGATGCTGGTTGTTTATCTTCATATTTAGCCCAATCAAAATCAGCCATTTAAAGAACCCCCGGCGCGCAGTGCGGCGTCAACTTCGTTACTAGGAATTGTATGTGATTTGCCGTTAAAATAAACTTTAATCATACTAGATTGTCCACCACTAAATTCCTTGGTGTTTCTTAATGCGCCACGATAAGTTCCGGTTTCCTGCTTAAGTAAGCTTGTAAATGACTTAAATAATCTTTCAGCAACTTCAGGATTGTTTTTCCAGGTGGCGGGATTAGCCAATGCTTCCGTTTTTGCCAGCATTGCAGGCTGAATACTATCACCATAAAACTGCCTAACTTGCTTAGCTAATACCTGTGCCTTATTTGCGGACTCTAGGTATCTCCTATAACCTTCGGACTCGGTTCCCGGTGCTGTGGCTGCCTTAATTTCCTCTTGTTTCAATTTTAATGCGCCATTTAATCCGCCAAATTGTGTTAAATCTTTTGGATTTATTGACTCAATTGTCTTATCAATGTTCGAGGCGAAAAGTGTTTTCTTTCGGGTATCAGTATCAGTAAATGCTTTTTGTTTAGCCAAATTATATTGACCCATTAATTCTTCTTGACGATCTGGCGTTATTTGGTGCTGTCGATTTGTATTCGGCTCAAATCCCGCAGCAACATCCGCCTCTTCTGCGGTTAACTTACCAACATTTGATGATGATCGCTTACTCATGGTGTCAGACAATCTCTGCCGATAATCATTTAATCCTCGCGTAGATTCCTGCTCTAACTCATATTGTTGTTTGGCAGATTGGTATGCAGGACTATCTTCACCAAGCTGGTTTTTAAGCAACTCGATAGAATATACATCACGAGCAACACCAGATAACCTGTTAAATGGATTTAACCCCATTTCGGCCTGTTTTGATAATGCATTTTTATAATTCAAATCGGCTTGAGCAAACTCGTCAGCTCTCTCAGAACGAGGAGCTTGGAATTTATTTGCTAGCTGTTGAGCCAATAACGCTTCAGCCATGTTTTTAGGCTTATAAACATCAGCGGCAGTCTGAAACCCCTTCTGCAAAGCCTGAGCATAATCAGGAGCACCCATATCCTGAGCACTCAACTTAAAACCACCCATCACTGGAGAATAAACCATAATAATTACACTCCAAACAATTTAAGAAGCTGCTTAATACCATCGCCGCTAAGACCTGAAGCAGCACCACCAAGCCCACCAAAGATATCGCTCATACCCTGCTGCTTATATTGATTCTGACCTGTCTGCCCAGCAAACCCATAAGCCCCCTGCTGACTCAATGCATTACCCAATGTGTCAGCATAACCTTTGTTAGCCTCAAAGCCTTGGTTATTCAATCCTTCCTCACCATGCAACCCAGAACCATACAAGCCAATTTGGTTTTGCATGTAGTTGTTGTAATCCTGCGATGCAAGACCATGAGCTATACCCATGTTCTGCTCTTGATGCATAGGCGTACCTAACATACCACCAGCGGCTGATGCATTATTACCAGCACCTAAAGCCTGTTGTAAGTTATACTGATAACCCGGAGATTCTTTAAAGTTAGACCCAAGTTGATTTTGTGTGTTGCCTGACAACAAATCTTTGTATTGATTTTGCAAATCACTTAGCGCACCCTTACCAGCGTCCATGTAAGGCTGGTAATAAGGTTTTGTTTGACCGGGAATCTGTGAAATATAGTTATTAGCTACAGTACCGGGGTTTTTAGGTTGCTTGCCAAATATAGTATTTAGACCACCAGCAGTCTGTGCCAATCCGGGAGCAGCACCACCCAACATCTTTAAAAAACTTCCTAAATCGAATGCCATGCCAATCTCCTAGATTAAACTAACTTCTCTTAGTGTGGGAACACCAGCAACTAATATCGTCACCATAACTTTATTAGTGGTCGTGTCATAGAAAAATGTACCGGGCTGACAAGTGTATTCTACATCCGGTACAGCACCTTGTGCCTGCTCCGTTGCAGCTACAATCGTAGCAATATCTGTAGTGGTTTGACTAGGTGCAACCAAACCTTCTGAGCCAATGTGAGATATCAATGACGATATCAATACTTGTCGAAAAATAAGCTCTTCTGCGCTCGGTTCGCCGTTAACATCAACCATTCTACCTATGGGTAGCGCAGGTATCCTGTTGGGTGGCTTTGCAGGCTGTAGACTCATTCAAAAATCTCCATAATGCCATTAGTAACAGCATACCGGGAATAGCCCCAAAATCGAAACTGCAACGTCACATCATTAGCCTGTCCCAGTCTTTGCCAATTCATCATGTTTCGATATTTACCGGTAGAGTTCATATCCAAACCATAGCTACTGCCAAAGCTTTCAGCCCCATTGCGAGAGATAGATAGGTCAATACGCATATTTGATATTAGGTAATTTGTTTGCGCGCTAGTATCGCCTTCTATGTCAATTAAATCTCCACTTTCAGTAGCTATGTCTAAGCCAGATTCTGTCGCAAGCTGAGTTCCTGTTTGACTTGATTGAGAAATTACTTTTGTAAACGTGTTTGGTTGTCCGTTTTCAGCGGTAATTAATACTTTTTTAATAATAAAATTACGAGATGTTGGAAGTCTAAATGGCGGAGTAATTCGGATTCTTGGAATTTCATAAATGTTTCCAAACCCATAGTCATACGCTGTAAACTTGGTGCCAATCTCGTATATGTTTCCACCATTAATGGACACGAAATAGTATTTGTTGTGAAACAAAACTACTTGACGCGCAATGTGGTAATTCATGTTTTCATCGGTTGCTGTGAAAAAGGTTTCCGTGCTGATGTCGTATAAATACGTAAGGTTATCAGTCGTAAACGTGAATTGATAAATCAGATGACCATCAAGTTTATACAGAAAACCAAT